GCTAAATATTTGGGCGATAATGCCAAGAATTGTGGATTTAGATGTGCCATTTTTACCACAAATAACAGTTAGGCGAGAACCAAACTCGATGTTTATATTTTTCAGTCCGCGAAACTTCACAACATTTATATTTTTTAGTTTGGTAATTTGATTTGCCATGTTTCTATCTTGCTCCGTAAAATGGCCACAAATTGTGGCCAATAGTTTCATGCTTGGATTATATTGTTATCTTCTTCAAGCTTGTTTGTCCATCATATTCCTTCAGATATGAGCCATAGTGCCTGAAAAGCATCTCCGGCCCTTTATGCCCCATTTGAGCTGCAAGCCAAAACAGGTTTGCTCCCCGGCTGATATGGCGGGTGGCGAATGTATGCCTGGTTTGATATGGATTTCTGTAACGAATACCTGCTTTTCGCAATGTTGGCACCCATGCTTTTTTCCTGATTGCATCAGCACTTGCCCAGGGCTTATTGGTCTTTGGATCTTCAAAGACAGTAGCATCCTTCATGAATGTAAATGGCTTCTGATTTATCAGCGCCAACATTGCATCTTCTGTCAGTTCAACTTTACGAGTACCGGCTTTTGTCTTTGTTCCTTTGATAACACCGACAACACTTGCGCTCTGGACATGGGCAGTTTTTCCAACAAAGTCGATATCACGCCATCGAAGGGCACATAATTCAGAACTACGCAGGCCTGTATGTATAGCGAACCGGAACAGATTCTCCCATTGTTTGTTTCCGGCTGCTGTTAGTAATGCATCAACTTCTGCTGGTGATAGCGGATCAACCACGTAGCTGCTTTCTGCTTCTGACTTATCACTTTGGTAGCGCGAAGCAGTTACCAACGATACGGGGTTAATTTGAAGTACCCCATCGGTTACGGCTTCATCAAGTGCTGACCGCAGGAAAGATAACTGGTTGCGAATTGTTTTTAAGGTCGTTTTCTGGCTTTGAATCCACGCTTTCAGGATTGCTGGTGTTAATTCACTTGCAGGGCAAATGTGGAGTGAGGCTAACGCACTACGGCATTTTTTATAACCACCAATCGTAGAGGGTGAAAGTTTTCTCGTTTCGCAGATTTCAAGGTATTCGTCCAGGTACATTTTTACCGTTTTGCCTGCAGCAGCATTACCAAAAATTTTCAAACGAGCAGAACGGGGAAAATATTCCGCATAAATGAATGTTCCCCTTTCGATCTTATTATGAATTTCGCCGAGTGTGCGCTCGGCGTATTTAATGTTCTTTGGTGTTACTTCCAGATTGGAAAGAGGCTCACGACATTTAACTCCTTTGTAGGTGAAAGTTATATTGATCGTTTCGCCCTGGCGGTGTTTCCTGATTGTTACGCCGCGCGGTAGTTTGAGCAGTTTTGTCTGGCCCATTTTGCAACCTCACTAAGATCAATCCACCTCTCCTTAACGCCTTCAACCTTTAAAACCTGAACACCTTCACGCCAAACACCGCGCTGTACACGTTTGTTTATTGCTTCAGGAGTTTCGCCAGTTTCTTTGCAATAAGTTGAGATTGGAACGCAATCGAGGTTCAGCATATGTTTCTCCACTTAGCCCGCTGCACACGGGCAGTAATATCAAATTCCAGTCCTGATAATTAATTTTGTTCCCTGGTTGCTACCTGTTTTATTGGCCTGATGCTGTCCAGTAGCAGACGGCGACGCATGTTTGGTGCACCCCAACGGTAACCAGTCTTTTTGTCGTAGGATTCACAACGTCCGGCAACCCAGGACGTTTCAGTGGAATGTAATTTCATCCGCTTTTCACCGTCTCGGGTGATAACAATTCCTGTATGAGTTTTTATCACGCTCATTTCTTAGTCTCTGGTGCTTTCGGCATTACTGCCCAGTGAGTGATATTGACGTTTTCAAGGTCCCCGACCTGAAATGTCCACTGCCATTCTCCGGTTTCTTTTTGTTCCCAGGTGTACCAGAGAGAACGCCAGCCAATCAGCCAGCCTTCTCCGTTAGCATCAAATAACAGAACACTTTCATTTGCTGGTGGCAGTTCAGCTGACACTGGTATTATTTTGTTTTCCAGTGCCGCACATTTAGCTTCAAGCGCGTCGAATTTACGTACCAGGTACTCAGCATTTGTTTCGTTCACTTTCAGATCTCGCGGTACACATTTCCCGCGAAGAAACCCTTCCATTTCGAAAACATTCATGCGCATTTGCGTAACTCCGATAACTCGTTAAAACGTTCCATAAACATCCCGTAGGCGTGGCCCGGTGCCAGTGGAATCACGTTGAACATCTCTGTTGCCGGGATGCCTTCCAGTACAGGCCAGAAAGAGCCATCATCAAGCCCGAGATCACGGCGTTCGGTTGCCAGCATGATTAGATCGGCATATTTCACAGGCGTACTCATAACCGGGGGCAACTCGTATTTCTCACGGATTACTGCGTCTATTTTTTCTTCCATCCGTTTATAGTCAGGAAGAAGGCGTTTCAGTGGTGCGGGGATGTCCTGGCAATACGCTTCTGTTGCATCATGCATTAACGCTTCAAAAGCAAATTCCTGCGGCACCAGCTGGCTGCAAAGCACCGCATGTTGGGCGACGCTGTAGAAGTGAGAAAGATGACCGGCAAAGCGGCAGATATTTGAAAGGGAAACCGCGATATCGTTAATCACGATGTCGTCTTTATTTATCTTGTCATAGTAAAAATGCTTCCCGGAAAAAGTTTTAATAAATGACATTTTGTTCTCCACGTATATGCGCTGCACCGCGCTGAATTCGGGTAAAAGGAAGCCCTCGCCATCAGGCGATTGTTGAGTCAATTACGTTTCCATAAATGCCCCCGCAGGGGCATTTGCAGCAATGAAATCAGGCGGTGAAAGTACCAATAAAGGTTTCTACTTTGCTGTCTTTGAATTTCTCAACAAGCAGATCACGAAATTCGTTAGCCATTTCTTCCTGGACTGCTTCCAACTGAATAATGCGCAGAACCAGTACAGGACTATCGCCAGTGATAATGCTGAGGCGTAATTTAAACGGACGTTCTTTCAGACCTTCAAACGGAACGCATTTAAATTCAAATGCCACTGGCATAATATCTTTGGTCTTCGCTTCGACAGACTCCATCAGGGAGCGTTTTCCGCTGAAGTCATTATCTTCAAAATCAGCGGTCTGGTTTGCTTCAATCGTGATTTTACGGACAGCCGCAGCCGCTTTTGTTGCCTGAATAGCGTCACCATTAGCATCAAAGCCTACAAGGTAGTCGGCCCAGTCTTCAATCCATTCTGCCAGTGACTTCTGGGAGTTACGCTCGCCGTTAACAGACAACAGAGCAGAGAACGGTGCTGTCTTTTTCAGTTTGAGAGTGGCGGTGTTATCTGCGTGACCTGGTTCATCAATAGTACCCAGGTTAAGCACACTGACGGCACGCATATTATCGGCATCAATAAAGCAGCGGGTGCCTTCATTTGCAAGATCTTTAGAATAACGGGTAAAGTCATCGATGCTGGCAGTGGAAAGCGCACCACGGAAACGGAAGCGATTTAAATTAAATTTTTCCAGATCATGAATGCGGAAGTTCTCAGGCAATGCCACAGCATCGGCACCAATCTTACTGATAATTTCATTAACACCCTGAGCAGAAATAAGGGCATGGATTTGATTAATTGCGGTTGCGTCTAAGTTCTGAGACATAATAAGTCCTCACTATATAAAGATATTCAGTGATGAGATAAATAATCAGTTTATTAAAAACGATATTAACGACCTGCTGCGCGGAGTTTTCCGTCAGGTTCACCGGCAAGAGTCAGTAATTGTCCCTGGTCTTCCTGCAGAATAGTCAGGCGACCACCGCGATTGACATACATCGGCGTTTCGGTGGTGTCTTCTTCGGAAATTTTCCCGCGGTTAGTCGGGCGAACATATGAGAGTTTGTGTTTGATTTTCACTCGGTTCTCATCAAACGGTTCGATTTCCAGATTGAGTGAGACCTTACCTTTGGTTTTCGTGTTCATCACACCGGAAGCGACTTCACTGAGAACTGCGCCGATTTTGGTTTCAAATACGCCGCCGTCCAGCTCCCCGATAAATGCCTGCACATCAGTACTGCGTTCGCTAGCCAGTTTGCTGCTCCTCATCATATCGACCCTGCAAGGTCGGTTAGTTTCTCCACAAAACAGAGAAGAACACCTGCGGTGGCAGCCGCCCGGATGGATTGGGTTATGAGCCCGTCGTCCGGTGATGCTCTTCTCTGTTTTGTAAAAAGAGCGGTACCAGCCGGAAGCAAGTGTACAAACTGGTACCGCCAAAGCAGTGGCTGTTGTGGTGACCGGTGCTGATCTCCGGCTTGCGGTTATTTCAGACTCTCACGGGCGTTTAATTGCCCCGCCGAACAGCTCTTTTCCGCAATAGCTGCAATGTCTTTCGCGCATCAGCCTGCGCATTCACCACAACTCTAAAAACAAATGTAGGATATCCAACATGTAGGTGTCAAGAGTTTATGTTGGTTATCCTACATAAAAAGATAGGCTCATAAAAAAACCGGGGATACCCCGGTTTTGCGATAGTAAGGAAGATGTGTCAAAAATCCATTATTACTTGTTTGACAAGACCAACTATTCTGCAGTTCTCACCGCATTCAATAGTTTTATAGTTAGGATTTAGTGGGACGAGATACCTGTTCGGCCAGTCCTCAACAAATTTTTTGAGTGTCGCTTCTTGCCCACCATTGATATGGGCAACAACGATTTTTCCGTTAATACACTCTGTATCAATAATATCTGGCTCTACGATAACGATAGAACCTTCTGGTATCGATGGTGAGCCGAGGGGATTGGTCATTGAATCACCACGGACCCGTAGTGCAAATGCCATTTCTGATACAAGGGCGGTAGTATAAACCCACTCTTCAGCATCTTCTTTCCTGACACCAGGCTCCGTCATTGTCCATGAACCCGCCTGAACCCACGAGATGAGGGGGACTTTTTTAACTGCGAATATTTCAGGTTTTAGATTTATCTTTGGTTCAGGCGAGCCTTTTCCGCTAACAAGCCACAGAGGATCGCATTTAAGTGCGTTGGCTAGGGCTTGAAGGTTGGCTCCATTTGGTTGGTAGTCGTCCTTTTCCCATCCAGTAACCGTGACACGGTTCACACCAGTCAAATCAGCCAGTGCTTGTTGTGTCAGGTTCAGTTCTTTTCGCCTTTGGCGAATACGATCACTCATGTTCATCATGTAGGCAATCCTACCACATGCCAATGTAGGATTCTTGACATTGGCATGTTGGATATCCTACATTCCTGCTTGACGTAATTTAACGGGAGACAGAAATGCGGAAATCCGACGTGATTAATTATTTCGGCGGAGTTTGTAAAACCGCCGAAGCCCTAGGTATTAAGCATCCGTCTGTTTCAGAGTGGCCTGAGATTATTCCTGAAGGCCGAGCGTACCAGTTAGAAAAAATTACTAACGGGAAACTGAAAGTTGACGTGTCTTTATATCAAAAGACTAACAGTGCTGCGGCATAAAAACACCACAGAAATGAGGAATTAACCGTGGGTAAAGAACCTGAATGGAAAGTTGATAAACAACCAGCATGGCTGGTGGCAGCAATACGAAGAACGATTGCTGATTTACCTCATGGCTATGAGGAAGCAGCAGAAATTCTTGGTTTGTATAAATCTGATGATATCACCCCAGCAAAAGATCAATTGCATAACAGACTGCGTAGCGGTGGGGATCAAATTTTTCCACTTGAGTGGGCCATGGTTTTACAGGATGCCAGTGGTACCAGGCATGTAACAGATGCAATAGCCCGTCGTAGTAATGGGGTGTTTGTGCCGCTGGTGGTCATTGATGACATTGACAATGGTGACATTAATCAGCGGCTGATGGAGTCAATAGAATGGATTGGCAAGCATTCCCAGTACTTACGCAAGGCAACTGCTGATGGAGTTATTGACCAGGCTGAGCGTGAGCAAATCGAAGAGAACAGCTACCAAGTAATGGCGAAGTGGCAGGAGCATTTAACACTGTTATTTCGTGTTTTTTGTGCGCCGGAAAAGAGTAACGCCCGCGAGTGTGCAGCTCCGGGCGTCGTGGCGTCGATTGCTTCTGGTTGTGGAGAAACTAACGCATGAACAGTTTAACAACACACTACCGTCGCTCGCAACTGATTGCGCTTCCTGTACCGGGTGGAAAAGCGAAGGTGGAGTATTGCTATGCAGTGAATGTACCAGGTGACAGGGAAATTGTAACCCACAGCTTTGCAGAGTGGGCTGTGGGTGATTTCAACCGGCAGAAGGAGACAGTCCTTTGCGACAAGTTAACCGCTGGTTCAAAGATCACTACGGAGTGCCCGTCAGAGTCATTCGTTGGGAGCCGGAAACACAACGGGTTATCTACCTCCGTGAAGGCTATGAACATGAATGCTTCAGTCCGCTCGAACAGTTTCGTCGTAAATTCAGGGAAATAGAGGTCGGTCATGAGCCTGTTAATGACATCCCAGCCCATTGTGATAAATCGTGATCTTGCATGCCGTATTGGTCTGAATGAGGCAATTGTGTTGCAGCAGCTTCATTACTGGCTGAATGAAACGAATTCAGGCACTGAGCATGGCGGAATTCGCTGGGTTTATAACACGACAGAACAGTGGCTGGAGCAGTTTCCGTTCTGGTCAGAGTCCACTCTGAAACGCACATTTGCAAGCCTGAAATCACTTGGGGTTTTGCGTCGCGAGCAACTCAATAAATCGAAGCGTGACATGACCAACTTCTACACGATCAACTATGAAAGTGAGCTTTTAGAAGAGGTCAAAGTGAACGAATCCATCAGGTCAAAATGCACTTCTCCATCGGGTCAAAGTGACCTGATGGATGGGCGCAAAATGACACGATCCATTGGTTCAAAACGACACGCTGTCATCGGGTCAAAATGGCCCAATGATCTTACAGAGAATACAACAGAGATTACTACAGAGAATAAAACCTCTTCTCGTCCGGACGCTTCGCAACCGGACACGCAAACGGCTGAACAGGAGTTTTTAACTCGCCATCCTGATGCGGTTGTATTCAGCCCTAAAAAGCGCCAGTGGGGAACGCAGGATGATTTGACCTGCGCACAGTGGCTCTGGAAAAAAATCATCGCCCTGTACGAGCAGGCCGCCGAATGTGACGGCGAGGTGGTTCGTCCCAAAGAACCGAACTGGACAGCATGGGCAAACGAAATTCGCCTGATGTGTGTGCAGGATGGTCGTACTCACAAACAAATCTGCGAGATGTACAGCCGCGTCAGCCGCGATCCGTTCTGGTGCCGTAACGTGCTCAGCCCGTCGAAGTTGCGGGAAAAATGGGATGAGCTTTCCCTGCGCTTATCGCCGTCCGTCAGCACGCACACAGAAAAACGTGAAGACCCGTACTTCAAAGCCAGTTACGACAACGTGGACTACAGCCAGATCCCGGCAGGATTCAGGGGGTGATCATGAGTCTGTTAAATGACGTTCAGAAATTCATTGAAGCCCATCCGGGCTGTACTTCCGGAGACATTGCGGATGCTTTTTACGTGGGGGCTTAATGAGTAATAAATATTGCCAGGCGCTGGTAGAACTGCGGAACAAACCAGCCCATGAACTGAAGGAAGTGGGCGATCAGTGGCGCACGCCGGACAACATTTTCTGGGGAATTAACACCTTGTTTGGTCCGTTTGTTCTGGATCTGTTCACTGACGGTGATAACGCCAAATGTGCCGCGTATTACACGGCGGAAGACAACGCGCTGGCGCATGACTGGTCAGAACGTCTTGCGG